CTTCCTAGACCACACACTAACCAAGCGAAGGTCTTAAGTTCAAAAGCAAGGTTCAAGGTGTTAATGTCAGGCAGACGCTGGGGGAAGTCCTTGATCTGTCAAGTAATCACTTGCCTGGAATCCATGCAAGGGAAGCGCGTCGCGTACATCACGCCAACTTATCTATTAGCAAAGGCGTTCTTTGATGAGCTTGCCTTATTGATGCCGGCTAATGTAGCAATCCCAAACAGATCGGATCTAACCTTTAAGCTAATCACTGGAGGCTCAATCAGATTCTTCACTGGCGAACGCCTAGATAATCTTAGAGGTTTAAAATTTCACTATGTGATCATAGATGAGGCATCCTTCATACCTAACCTGGAAGAGGGCTGGAACAACGCTATTCGTCCAACGCTCACAGACTTTCAAGGGAAGGCGATATTCTTATCAACACCTAAAGGCAAGAATTTCTTTTATTCGCTTTATTTGAAGGGCGTCGATCCATCACCAGAATGGGAGTCGTTTAAGTTTAGTTCTTATGATAATCCACACATCTCAGACGATGAAATCGACAGCGCTAGGATGGCTCTGCCTGAAGTGGTATTCGAGCAGGAATACATGGCTAACCCTGCTGAGAATAGTGCGAATCCATTCGGATCTAAAGCGCTTTCAAATTGTATCTCTGCGATGTCTTCAGAACCAGTCAAAGTCTTTGGTATTGACTTAGCTAAATCAAGCGACTGGACTGTGATCATAGGGCTAGACATGAATGGAAATGTGGCCTACTTTGAACGCTTCCAAAACGATTGGGCTAGCACACAGAATAAAATCAGAATGCTTCCAAAGGTTCCCATGTTAGTGGATAGCACTGGCGTAGGTGATCCGGTGGTGGAACAGCTACAGCGAGAAGGATTAGCGATTGAGGGCTTTAAGTTTACAAGCCAATCTAAACAAGAGCTAATGCTAGGCTTGCAGGTTGCAATCCATCAAGAAAAGATTCACTATCCTGCTGGCATGATTCAGGAGGAACTTGAGATATTCGAGTATCAGTACTCTGCTAATGGCGTTAAATACTCAGCGCCTAGCGGATTTCATGATGACTGTGTAATGGCTTTAGCTTTAGCCTGGCGCAAGCTAGACTTCAAAGCAGGGACCGGTAAATACAATTTTATATAAACGCTATTTATAATCGATATGACTTGGAAAGATGTAACCGTATGGCAGTGGATCCAGCTTCAGAATCTCCTTCAGAAAACCGAAGGGCTGACAGAGCTAGACGTCGCTGTAAAATCTTTGGCAATTCTGTCCTACCAAACAGAAAACCAAATTGATTCTTTAACTATTAAAGAGTTAGGAGCTAAGCTAGAAAAAATTAAATTCATTACTGACACGGAGCCAACTCCTACGACAGTTGATTTTATTAAATTAGGCAAGAAAAGATATAAATGTATTTATGATATTAGGAAACTTCCTTATTCAAGATACCTAGAAACTAAATTCTTTACTACCGATGTCGCGATGAATATACATAAGATCGCCGCTTCAATGGTAATGCCAATGAAACTAACTTGGAGAGGTTGGAAGGTTGCTAAGTACGATGCAAGTAAGCATGACGAATACGCTCAAGATTTACTAGAAGCGCCATTCGAGCAGGTTTATGGTAGCATGGTTTTTTTTTGTCAAGTATTCAGCGACTCGATAAGGAGTTTAGCGGATTATTTCAAGGAGGAAATGATGAAGGGGGGAATGACAACACAAGAGGCAGAGATGACGGTGACAGCTTTATGCGTGTCTATGGATGGATTTACCAAGCTACCCTCATCGCTGAACACGAAAAAATAAAACTAGACGAGGTTTATAACTTGCCTACACTTCAGGCTCTTAATGACCTGGCTTATTTAAAGAGTAAAAACGCGCACGATCGCGAACAAATGAAAAAAGCGTATGGCAAGCATTAGTCAAGCTCAAGCTTCTTTAGGATCTAATTTTGACGTAGGCGGAATAGCCAAAGGTCAAGAAATTGTCTTGAATAGAGTTGAAGCAGTAATGGTCGATGCTGCAGAAAAATTTATTGAGCTAGCTAAAAAACGATTAACACAGCGAGGTAAGATTGATACTGGGAATCTATCTGATATTGTATTAACTACAGTACAACAAAGCGGATCTAAATACTCTTTGACAATCGGATATAATAAAAGCAATCCAGCATCTCAGTATTACGATTTTAATGACAAAGGAGTAAAAGGAATAGGAGGATTTAAAGGCAAACTTCCTAGAGGTTTTAAGACTCCGACTAATACGCCATATAGTTTTAAAAATTTAAGGCTATCTAAAGGCTTCATAGATTCAATAATTAGATGGTATTTACGTCATAAAAACTATATTAGGAATGAAGACCAGCGAAAGAATCTAAGTTCCTTACAGCGCAAAAGAAAAACTCTAGGAGCGATTGGAAATGAGACTGAAAGAATAAGAGGACTAGCGATTGCAACAGCTAGAAACATAAAGCGCAAAGGTATCTCAAGGACTGGGTTCTTTGAGGATAACATTGACATCGCTTTTGGTCCTGAGTTCCAGGCTAAACTAGCTCAAGCATTAGGTCAAGATATTGCATTAAACATTAAACAAACTTTTAGCTAATGGCTATTACTATCAACAGCGTTCCTCCTAGTTACTCTTCAGCCCATGACGCGCTCTGGTTTGTGGTAACTTCCAACAATGTAGGACTAACTAATTTTAAATATGTATTTGACATACAGATTAATCTTGCAACCGTCGCAAGTTTCAAAGTCTATCCAGACGCTAACAATTTGGGGATCATTGATTTCGGACCTATTGTCAGAAACTACTTTCAAAGCCAATTTGTCGATGACGGCTCAGGATTTGTCCGCAATGCAAACGGTTTCCTTCATGTCGATTACACAATCCGCTACGGGGAGGAATATGGCGGAGTAACTTATCCAAATTTAACTTCTGGATCTTACAAGGGCTGGAACTTTTCGCTTGATCCTTTCCGCACTCCAATCACTACCTATGCAAATAAGTTCTTGACTTCGCGTGATCGCACGAATGCCAAAGTAGTCCAAGGGGAATCCTTCCTAATTACCTATTTTAATTCAGACTTAGCTAATACGCTAACTGCTACAATCCAAAATCTAAATGAGGACGGATCAAATAACGGAAGTGCTTCGACTGGATCTAACTTTCAGCCTTCAGCTGTGCATGGTATTCTTTTAGATTTGTCTCCGGCTTCAATAAACGCCTATCTCGGCACGACTAAGATAACGCCTAGCACTTATGCCTATCGCGTATCGATTGGCTCTGATTCGATAACTATCACCCAAACCTGCGCGCCTAGATTTACACCGGTGCAGATAGTATTCCAAAATCAGTTTGGAGGATACGATCAGTTCGCTTTTAGATTACTATCACGACAGAATAAAACAATGGATCGTAAAACTTATACACGTTCAGGATATGAAATTAACGTCGAGACAAAAACGATGGATTTTAAAAATTCGTCTAATGTATTTTATGGTGGCTCAAGAAGCTTCACGACTGGCATCGATTATTCTTACTCTGTAATCAGTGACTATTTGACTGTCGATGACTACAATCTAGGATCTCAGCTTTTGGCTTCTAACGAGATTTATTTCCAGTTTGGTGGCAACTATTACCCAATCGTATTTACGGGCACTACATGGCAGGAAAAGAACAACTCTTCAGACAAGATATTTAACTACGAATTGAACTTCGATCTGGGTATCAAACAGTTTAGCCAATTTAAATAATGATTACAGAAATAATTTTAGAGAATAGCAGGCTTGATATTTACGAAGATATTGGCTTGGAATTAAATTTGGCGATTGATGACATCAAGGACTTTAGCTCAAGGAATACAACGTATTCAAAAACGATTACAGTTCCAGGCAATGCTAACAACAATAAAATTTTTGGGCATATTTATAGCCTTACTAGCGCTAACAATTACGGGGTTAATACAGATTTGCCATCTGTTGGTTATAATTTCGATCCGACTAAGCAAACGAATGCGAAGATTTTTGTAAACAAAATCCAAGTATTTAAAGGCGTTCTTCGCCTGCTTGAAATCAAAGTAAAAAATGGTGTAATCGAATACGAGTGTGCAGTGTTTGGAGAGCTTGGAGGTTTTGCCTCCGCGATCGCTAATAAATTATTAGAAGATACTCAGCTGGCTAATCACTTCCAGCAATATGATCAGGCATGGAATGAGACAAACATTAAAAACTCCTGGGATGCTTCAGGCACTGGGATTGTTTATCCGCTAATTGATTACGGTAATTGTAGAAGTCCACTAAATGGAACTGGAAACGATTACCACTTGGACGCTTTCCGTCCTGCTTTCTTTGTCCATGAATTAATGGATAAGATAATTGATTATTCTGGCTATACTTATAGCTCTGATTTCATAAATACTAGCTTCTTTAGATCCTTAATTATTCCAAATAATTATGCAACCTTGGAGCAGGTAGTTTCTAATCTATTGAATGCCACGTCTACAAATGTGACGATTGTAGGATCAAATGATTTGCTGAGTTTTAATTCAACAAATCTAAATCAGTTCACGGTTGCATCGAATATATTTACATTCACTGGAACATCCGGGACGATAGGAACTTTTAAGCTTGTAGGTTATGGCAAGATATCAACTGAACAGCAGGTATTCATTGAGGTTTATAAAAATACCACAATCATAGGCACCTACATTCTAGGCGCTAACAATAACCAAGAAACTTACTTCGCTTTAAATCAAACTATCCAGGCAGAATTAAACAACGGTGACACAGTCAAAATTAACATTAGGACAGCGACAAGCACAAGCCCTAATTTTACCTGGACTTCTGATCTATTTACTTTCAGTTTTGAATCAGAGAGTTTGATTCCATTGCCAGCGACTTACAACGGATCGCTATCAATGCCTAATCTAATCCCTAAAGGAATCCTTCAAAAGGATTTCTTTATGTCGATCTGTAGGATGTTTAATCTTTATGTATATGAGGATCGCACAAAAGACAAGCATATCATTATTGAGCCATTCATTGACTTCTATCAGATAGGTGGAGGCTTTATAAAACTAGATGACTTTGGCGATCTGCTCCTTCATGGAGAGCCAGGAGATAACACTGGACTGGTCCTTTTAGAAGATCCGGTTTCTAATGCAATCGATTGGACTGACAAAGTGGATTATTCGCAGGACATTAGTATTAAGCCAATGAGTGAGCTAAATGCGCGCTTCTATGACTTCCAATATACGGAGGACGATGACTATTACAATGAGCGATACAATAAGAAGTACAGCGAAAGCTATGGCGATCGCAAAGAGGACACTGGCTTTGAATTTACAAAGGACAGAACTAATATAGATATTATTTTTAGTCCTTCTGTATTAGTTAAAAGAGCAGGTGATGACAAGCTTTGTGCATCGATATTCGATCGCTCTGACGATGTCGAAGAAAGTCGTGACTCTAATATCAGAATCATGCAGTTTCAGAAAATAACTGGAGTGACTAATTTCCACATTAAAGGAATCTATCCTTCAAATACTAACCTAGGCGCTCAGATAAATTATTACGGATATGCAGGTCATTTAGATCATCCGACATTGCCTACAAAGGATATTAATTTCGGGGTGCCTAAAGAATTATTATTTAGCCTAGCGGTTCAGTACCCTTCAGCAAATTTATTCACTTCTTTCTGGGGTGATTATTTGGCGGAGATTATTGCTAAGGATAGTAAGCTCCTTACTTGCTATTTATATCTAGACTTGCAGGACATCTATTCGCTAGACTTTGCAAAGCTAATCCTAATCGATGGCGCTCTGTGGAGATTAAACAAAGTCAATGACTTTAATCCTAGCGTTCCAAAGACTACACAAGTAGAATTATTAAGAGTAATTGAATTAACTTACGCATAATGGCAGTAAATGAAACAGTAGGGATTAACCTAGTCGCGGACACCAAAAGTCTTAGAGGACAACTTCGTGAAGCTACACAAGATCTAGTAAGGCTACAGAATACAGCTGGAGCTTCTGCTAATGAAATAGCAAACGCTGCTAGAAGAGCTGCTGATCTTAGAGAGCGTATCGCAGATGCAAAAGATACTATTGCAGCCTTTAATCCAGAAGCAAAATTTAAAGCTTTTGGAGCCGTAGTCCAAGGTGTAGCTGGAGCATTCGCAGCAACTCAGGGAGCGCTTGCCTTAGTAGGCGTAGAAGGAGAAGCAGTAGAGAAAACACTCTTAAAAGTCCAAGGAGCTTTAGCATTATCAGAAGGTTTAAATACTGTCCTAGGATTACAAGATGCTTTCACTAACTTATCAAACAGAGTAAAAGAATCAAGTACATTTATTGCAGCCAATGGAGTTGTTACTTCCGTAGCTGGTAAAATTTTTAAGCTTTTTGGCCTTGAAGTACAAGCAACTTCAGTAGCTTTTAGAGGATTAAAGGTAGCCATCGCTGCGACTGGTATAGGATTGCTAGTAGTAGCTTTAGGTGAGGCGGTTTCTGCTTTTCAAAAATTTGCTAATAGAGCAGAGGATGCAAAGAAAGCGCAGGAGGAACTTAATAAATCAATAATTAAAGGAGCTGAAGCTCAAAAAGAAGGCGAAAAAGATGCTCGAAAAAGAAGAGAAGAAAATGAAATAGCTCTCGCAAAAAGAAGAGGCGCTACAGAAGCTGAGATATTTGCTATACAAGATAAATTCAGAAGGCTAGAAATTAGGTCACAAGAAAGATTTTTTGCAGAAATTAAAGGCAAAGGCAAAGAAGCCGACGATGCAGAAAAGGAATTAAAAAATTTAAGATCAAAAAGAGATACTGATTTAATAAATTTTCAAACTGACCAAATAGTAAAAGGCAGAGAAAAACAAACAAAAGCCGCTCAAGAATCATTAGCTAAAACAGCTCAAGCAGAAGAGGCTTTTGCATCTGAAAATGAAAAGAGAATAGCTCGATTATTTGAGTTACAAAAGCAAGGCTTAAATGAGACTGAGGCTAAATTATTGGATCTTCAAAACCAATACAATCAAGACTTAAAATTATTTTCAGATAATGAAGTATTAAAAGCTAGATTAACTCAACAATACGAAGAACAGCGATTTAAAATAAAAAGAGAGGCAGTAAAAAAAGATGAGAAAGCAGGGGAAGAAGAGTTTAAAAAGTTTGAAAAACGTATAGACAAAGAGAACGCTTCACGTCTTAAGCTAGAAAATATGCTTAATAAGACGATAACTCAATCGATTCAAAAGCAAAAAGAGGAAGAAATAGTAATAACTCAATTAACAGAGGACCAAAAACTAGGTATTATTTCTGGGGCTGTTCAAACGGGTATACGATTAGCTGGAGAGGGTACTATTGTAGGCAAAGCTTTAGGAATTGCAGACGCGACTATAAATACTTATGTAGGTGCTACAAGAGCATTGTCATCACTTCCGCCTCCTTTCTCTTTTATTGCAGCAGCTGCTACTATTGCACAAGGATTGTTATCTGTTAATAGTATAATTAATACTAAAGTTCCTTCCGCAGCTGGAGTTTCAGATATATCTGGAGGAGCTTCTATCCCTAGCGCAGGAGCACCAATAGCACCTAGAGGAATGGAGCCTATTGCTACCACACTAGACCAGCGATCACTAAATAGCATTTCAAACGTAACGACTAGAGCTTATGTAGTCGAGAGCGACATCACTGGATCACAACAAAGGATTTCTCGAATTGAGAAAGCGGCAAGATTTTAAACTAAAAAATAAAGAATGAATTTACCTATTTATTTACTAGAAATTAATGAGGACCTAATGGATGGATCAGAGGTGGACTTTGTTGCATTGGTAGACAAGCCAGCAATCGAAAGAAACTTCCTTCGCTTCAAAGAGGATCGGATGAACTTTGAGATTCAAGACGAAGAGCGTCGCATCATCTCTGGTCCTATCATGCTAGCGGATACGCCGATCTACAGAAACGACAATGGCCAGGAGTACTTTGTTTCCTTTCCAAAGGATACGATTTACAAGATTGTCAAAAAGATGTTTCAGAAGGGATACACTTCAAACGTCAATTTGATGCACGATCCTAATCAGGTAGTCGATGGCGTGACGATGTTTGAGATTTGGATTACAGATGAGTCCAGAGGAATCAAACCAATGAAAGGTTTTGAGGATGCACCTGACGGCTCCGCTTTTGCCTCTTATTCGATCGATAATGATGAGGTGTGGGGAAAGGTTAAGTCAGGAGAATTTAAAGGCTTCAGCGTCGAAGGCTTATTCAATTACAAAAAACAACCTGGAGAGATAACAAAGGAAGAGAAACTCTGGGCTGACATCGCTCAGATTTTGCAAGATTGTAAACTTTAAAGTATAAAGTATTTAGTAATTAGTTATTTATAAACGTAGTAAAAAAACAAACAAACATGACAGTAAAAGAAGGAATCGAAAAAATCCGCTTGATGCTAGCTTCAGAAAACGAAGAGGTACAAGTGGAGACTAGCGAGGAATCTGCACCGGTCACTCAATTATCTTTTGAAACCTACGATCTTAAAGACGGATCGAAGATTGACTTAAGTGGTTTGGAGATTGGCGCTGAGGCAATGCTAGTAGATGAAAGCGGAAACGCTTCTCCTGCTCCAGACGGCGAGCATGAGCTAGTAGACGGTACTATGGTTACAACTGTAGGCGGTAAAGTGGAAGGCATTGAGACACCTCAAGCAGAAATGGAACCGATTGAAGAAGTGGTGGAAGAAATTCCAATGGGAGACGATAAGGAAGATAAGTTCAACGAAATTGATGGCACTATCGAAAACTTAAAGTCAGAGAACGAAGCTTTAAAAGCTAAGATCGCATCTATCGAGGGTAAGTTCTCTCAAGCGATTAACGATTTATCTGACGTAGTTTTAGGTTTAGCTTCAACTCCTAGCGCTAGTCCTATCCAAGCTCCTAAAAATTCTTTCTCTCAAGTAGAGAAAAGAGAAGATAAAATCGAAAGATTTTTAAACAAAGTAAAAAATTTAAAATAACAATTTAACAAACAAGAAAATGGCATTTGTAGTTTCTTCATTGGCTAACTATACAGAAGAGAACGCTACCCAATTAGTAGCATCTTCAGTATTAGGAGCAAAAACAATCTCTTTGATCAAGGATCAAGGTAACGTAATGTTAGGCGTTAAATCCGCTGAGACAGTTAACATCATGGATACAGACGCGTTCTTCCAAGATGGTTCTTCTTGCGGTTTCAATGCTTCAGGTACAACAACTTTCACACAGCGCACATTAACTGTTGGAAAGATTAAGGTAAACGAGGCACTTTGCCCGAAAGATTTAGAGGCTAAGTATTTACAGAAGGCTTTGCCTGCTGGTTCTTCTTACGATTCTATCATCTTCGCTGCTGAGTACTCACAACGTAAGGCTGACAAGATCGCTGCTCAATTAGAGATTGCGGTATGGCAAGGAGATACAACTTCAGCAAACGGAAACTTAAACAAGTTTGACGGATTCGCTAAGTTAATCGCTGCTGCTTCTGCTTCAGTAATCCACGCTAACACAACTACTTACTACGGTACTCCATTAGCTGCTTCTGCTGGTATCACAACTTCTAACGTAGTTGCTGTAATCGATGCAGTTTACAAAGCTTTACCTGCTGAAATCGTAGCTAAAGACGATGCGACTATCTTTGTAGGAATGGATGTATTCCGCACTTACACAATCGCATTAAAGAACGCTAATTTATTCGCTTACACATTTGACGGAAAGGCTGACTCAGAAATGATGTTACCTGGAACAACTGTAAAGGTGGTAGCTGTTCAAGGTTTGAATGGAACTTCTAAGATCTACGGTGGTCGCGTTTCAAATATGTTCTACGGAACTGACTTATTAGATGAGCAAGAGCGTTTCGAATTGTTCTTCGCTAAAGAAGCTGATCAAGTTCGTTTTGTAGCTGAGTTCAAGGCTGGCGTACAGATTGCTTTCCCTGCTGAAATGGTTGATTTCATCTTAGCTTAATTCTTACCAATAAGTTCGGGGAGATTCCATTGGATTGGACTCCCCTAATTTTAACCTTTTAAATTTAAAATAATGGCTTGCGCATTAACTCAAGGGTATACCCTAGATTGCAGAGATTCATTAGGCGGAATCACGGAAGTGTATTTCATTGAAAAGGGTAACGTATCTAGCACGACTGAGGCGAGCGGTGTAATCACTGCAATCACTAAGGGAGCCGGTAAGGTTTTTAGAAAATATGAATTAGTTCCTGGAACTTCTTCTTTGACTGAGAACATTAACGCTAACGTGCAGAATGGAACTGTTTTCTATGCTGCTGAATTGTCAATCATTCTTAACAAATTACAAGCGAATACAAGAAACGAAATTCTTTTATTAGCTCAGAATACCTTAGTGGCTGTAGTTGGAGACAACAACGGAAAGTATTGGTATTTAGGTAAGGTTCACGGACTTAATATGTCAGGTGGCAATGGTGCAACTGGTACGGCTCAAGGAGATCGTTCTGGTTACACTCTAACATTCTCAGCTTCAGAGTCAGCTTTGGCTCCAGAGGTTGCAAGCGGAATTATTGCTGGATTAACAGCTTAATAAGATAGTCGTTTGGTTAGACGGGGAGGGGGCGAAAGCCTCCTCTTTTTTTTGTTTTATAAAATAACTTTGCTTTGCTATTTATTAAAGATGATTCACTTTATTAAAGGACAAACGACTAAGGTAGTGGTGACGCTTAAGGAGAAGCAAACTCTTTCAGCGCCTAATTACTTATTCTACTTTACATCCAGGGCTACAGATAACACAAAGGCATTCGTCATTTTAAACAATGCTGATCTGTCCAATTATAAAGACAGATTTAACGCTTTTAATATAGTGACAAATAGCTATTTCGCTAACTATGACAGCGGAGAATATACTTATGCTATCTATGAGCAGACATCAAGCTCTAATTTGAATCCTGCTTTAGCTACAAACCTGCTAGAAGTGGGGCAAATGTCGCTTAAAAATGCGACAGAATTTGAGTTCACTACTTACAACCAAACGAATAATACCTTTATAGTGCGCGATATATGAGCAATACAACGAATTTCTTGAACGTTCTAACCTTTGCGGAGGCCAGACAGCCAGAATATACAGAGAAAAAAGGCGAGAATGGTGGATACATTGAGTTCGGAAAGAAGAATGATTACCCTAATTACCTGGTCGATCTGTTTACTAAATCAGCTAAGCACAATGCGATCATAAAAAGCAAGGTAAATTATATCACCGGGAACGGATTCAAGCCAATAGACGAAGCCGATGAGGTTGCAAAGCAGTTCATTGATAAGCCTAATCCATTCGAATCTCTTAATGACATCCTAAAGAAGGTTTCTACAGACGTCGAATTATTCGGAGGTGCTTATCTTCAAGTTATTTGGAGTCAGGTAGCTGGTCAGATTTCAGAGATTTATCACTTAGACTATACTAAGGTCCGCACAAACGACGATAATACACAGTTTTGGTATTCTGAAAACTGGAGCGACAATAAATACAAGCGCGATATTTACAACGCATTTAATGATAAGCTTCCAGTGGGCACTCAGATTCTTTACTTGAAAGAATACCGTCCTAACCTATCGGCTTATTCTTTGCCTGGTTACATGGGCGCCTTAAATTATATTGAGTCTGACATCGAAGTTTCTAAGCACGTCCTAGGAAATGCACAGACTGGCTTCAGTGCTTCTAAATTAATCACGCTTCCTAATGGTGAGCCACAAGATGAAGAGAAGCGCCAAGTAGAAAGAAAGTTCACTGATCGATTCTCAGGATCCGACGGTAAGAAGTTTATTCTTTCCTTCGTAAATGACGCTTCAAGAAAGCCAATCATTGAGGACCTTGGAGCTTCTGACATTACGAAGGAGGACTTTGCCAATGTAGATAAGATTATCGAGAAAAACGTGTACGCTGGACACCAGATCACGTCTCCTGATTTATTCGGTATTGCTACACCTGGACAATTAGGATCACGCCAACAAATGCGCGATTCTTATGAGATATTTAAAAACACCTACGTCAATGATAAGCAAATATATCAGGAACAAGTATTCAGTTTACTTGCCAAATTACGCGGTGCTATCGATGGGCTACAAATAATCCCAGTCGAGCCGATTGGCATGGAGTTCTCTGAGGCTACAATCGCGCAGAACTTAACTAAAGACGAGATCCGCGAGAAGCTTGGAGCGCCTAAGCTAGAACCAAAAACTTCTGGAAACGCTCAAGATGTAATCGATGCGATCAATAGCTTATCGCCATTAGTAGCAAATAAAGTCCTAGAGTCAATGACTCCAAACGAGATCAGAGCTTTAGTAGGCTTGACACAAGAGCAAGGAGGCGGAGAGCTTGAAAGCGTCGCTCCTTCTGCTACTAATCTACGATTCAGCGAAGACGATGTCCTTGACATATTCGCGCAGTTCGGAGAGAGCAAATCTAATTACTCCATATTTCGCACTAGAGACACGTTCTCAGCTTCGCCTAATGACTTAGAGGAGGCGATGAATTTGGACTTCGCAGAGCAAGAGCTGACACGTCTAGAGGCGAACGTCTTGGACCTGATCCAGAAGGATAAGCGAATCACTCCAGAGATTATTGCTGGAACGATTAAGACGGACCTAGCGATTATTAACAAGGTCATGGATAGCTTGCAGGAGCGCGGACTAATTAAGTCCACAAACGTGCGAGGAACTGTTGAAAGAATTTTGACTTCTCCCCTATCTGAGATCACTGATACTAAGCCATCGACAAGGAGCTTCATGGTCCGCTATTCTTATGAGTGGAGATCATCGATTCCGGTAGGTCAGCGTAATTCTGCTGAGCATCCATCGCGTCAATTCTGTGCGCGTCTAATGGAATTAGATAGACTTTATACAAGAGCAGAGATCGAAGCGATCAGCTTAAGATTAGGCTATTCAGTTTTTGATCGCAGAGGCGGATGGTGGACAATGCCAGACGGAGAACACTCTCCTTCTTGCCGTCATGTCTGGGCTTCTCAGGTAGTAATTAAAAAAGACTAAGGAATGAAAAATATCTGCTTTATAAACGTAAACACGATCAAGGAAAGAAGCGCTCTGCATACCAATGTAGATGACAAATTAATCCTTCCAGAGATATTGACTGCTCAGGATATGTATTTACTTCCTGCTTTGGGAACTGCTTTATACAATCGATTGCAGGACGGGATTGAGAACAATAATCTAAACGCGGATGAGGTTGATTTATTGGATAATTTCATCACGAATCCTTTGGTTTATTACACGCTTTCAGAGCTTCCGGTAGGATTGTCTTATCAGTTCTATAATAAGGGCTTAGTGCGCAAGAATAGCGAGAACACAGAGACGCCTCAGATGCAGGACCTGATCGATGTAGCCTCAAGATATAGAACGCGCGCGGAGTTTTACACTCAGCGATTAATCAAACACCTTAAGCAGGTGTCATCAACTAGCGACAAGTTCCAGGAATACGTTAATTACGGGACCGGTGTAGATATTATAAAGCCAGAGCGTGACGCTTACCAGGCTTCGATCTGGTTAGGCGATGACTGTGACTGCAAGCCTATGAGTTTTGAAGAAAGATACCAAGGCGAAAACGGAATTTGCTAAATATAAACAAGATGCCTAAAGCATACAGTACAAAGAATATCAAAAAACTCCAGGTTTACCTGGCTACCCAAACGAATGGCACCAAGACAGCTGACATTAAATCAAACGATCAAGCTAATAAGTGATTTAGCATCCGCTCATGACCAGATAAACAATGTTTATTTCGGTGATGTATGGGAGTTTCTAAGTCAAACGGATAATGTTTATCCTGCTATGTTCTATTCTTTGACCGGATCCTCGATTGCAGGTAAGGAATTGAGCCTAAACTTCTCACTTTATTTCTTAGATCGCCAGCTTCAGGACGAATCCAACGAGAATGATGTCCTATCAGATCAGCTATTGATCGCTCAGGATATTGTATCAATGATGCGATACCCTAAATTCGACTGGGATATAGCTGATAATGTAACCCTAGAATTTTTCACAGAGAAAGAAGAGGACTATTTGGCTGGTGTAAAGGCAGACGTTACTGTCTCCTTCCCGATGTTATCGGATCGCTGTCAAGTTCCTACAAATTTTAATTATCCTTCCTAATGGCAAATAAAAAAGTCTCTCAATTAGTAGCAAAGCCTTCAGTCTTAGTCACTGATTTATTCCCTATTGCGGATCCGACAACTGGACAGCTTTACAAGACTACAATTTCGGATCTTGGAACGGCTATCGGTTCGGGTGTTAGCTCTGTTAATACCTTAGTGGGTGCTGTGGTCTTGGATACAGATGACATCCAGGAGCTAGCTAGTCCGACTAATAGATGGTTTACAGATACTAGAGCGAGAGCTGCGCTTTCTGCTTCGTCTCCTTTGGCTTATAATAGTGGCACTGGGGTATTTAGTATTCCGGCGGCTACAAGCTCACAGAACGGCTATTTGACTTCGACAGACTGGACTACATTTAACGCTAAACAAGCGGCACTTTCTGGAACTGGATTCGTTAAAATTTCAGGTACTACAATCAGCTACGATAATAGCACTTATTTAACTACCAGCGCCGCGGCTTCGACTTACCTAGCTTTAGCTGGGGGAACTTTAACCGGTGCGCTAAACGGAACAAGTGCAAACTTTAGCGGAGACTTAACACTTACCGGAACGAATCCACGTTTTTATCTTACAGATTCAGATAACAATCCGGACTATTTTATTTCAAATACAGACGGAACTTTTACCGTTTACGATGTAACTAATAGCACTTCTAGATTTACAATAGGTACAACTGGAAACGGAACTTTCGGAGGTAATCTAACGGTAGGGCAAATTATCCGTTCGGGCGGAACTTCAGCGCAGTTCTTAAAAGCAGACGGCTCGATAGATTCAAGCACTTACTTAACGACTGGCACGGCTGCAAGTACTTACTTGGCTTTAGCTGGTGGCACTTTAACTGGTGCAGTGACTGGAACTAGATTAACTTTAGTCCAAAATAGTGCAGATATTGCTTTAAGTATTGTACAGTCTGGCACTGGCTTAGGTTTAAGTGTACTAGGTAAGTCTTATTTTAGTTCAGATATTAGCTTCGGCTCTTTGTCAAGTGGTATATTAAAAGCAAATGCTTTAGGTGCTTTAGTTTTAGCAACTGCTGGAACTGATTACCAAGCTCCTTTAAGTGGAACTGGATTTGTAAAGATTAGCGGTAGCACTATAAGCTACGATAATTCTACTTATTTAACTACAAGCTCGGCTTCTTCTACTTATTTAGCTTTAGCTGGAGGCACACTTACCGGAGCTTTAAACGGTACAAGTGCAGTATTTACTAGCACAGTAAGAGCTAATAATCCAGCCGAAGGAGCAACTGGCGAGGGCTTAATAGCTGGTCAATCATTTAAAATTGATGGAACCGGTACTAGCCAAAAGGCGGTAATATATTTAGTTTCAAATGTTTTAAGCGATACTTATGCAAGCGGATTGACTGCTCAATTTGCAAACTTTGCCGGAGATAAAGGCTTCGGTTTTAATCTTAACACAAGCGGAGGCTACGAGGTCTATGTAAAAAATTCTACTTGGAATAAAGCTCTTACTATTGCAAACACTGGCGCCGCCACATTTTCGAATAAAGTTACAACTACTGGCCCTGCGAATGATTGGGGATTAGTAGTAAACGGAAGTACAACTCTTGGACAATCTTATGGAGCTAATATAATAGCTGGCTCTAATTCAAGCGATGTTGCGTTTTTAATTTCTAATTATGTAGGAGGAGATATTTTGAGAGTTATAGGCACAGGCGCCGCCACTTTTAGTTCTAGTGTTACGGCAACAAGTGTAAGACTATCTGATGGTAATGAAATAGGATGGGGGGCAAATACTACTTTTTTACTTGGAGATAGTGCAAATAATAATTTTAGGTTTTTTACTAACAATACAGAAAAAGTAAGAATAACTTCCGCTGGCAACGTCGGCATAGGAACGACGGCGCCAAGCTTCCCTTTAACAGTAGGGCAAGCTGGCTCTACTGCCGATAGTTATATTCAAATAGCATCTACCACAACTGGAACTGGTAACATATTTTTCGGAGATGCAACCGGTGGTGGTATAGCATCATATTCTGGATATATTCAATACCAACATAGCGTGGATGCTATGGTTTTGGCTACATCTTCTACCGAACGCATGCGGATTACTAGTGACGGATTTACAAAAATGTCTAGTGATGGAACTTATTTTGCCACTGGCAGTTATCATGAAGTTCGTTCTACTAATACTACTTGGACTCAAGTTATATCAAATAAATCTGCAAGTCCATACGGTTTATATATTTCATATCCAAATGCTTCTCCAAATGTAACTGGAGATAATCAATTTATTTGGTGTGACGATTCTACAAACTCTAAATTTATAGTTTGGTCTAATGGTAATGTAGTAAATAGAAATAATAGCTATGGTGCAATTTCTGATATTAAATTCAAAGAAAATATATCGGATGCTACTTCAAAATTATCTGATTTATTAAAAGTAAAAGTTAGAAACTATAATTTAATAGGAGATTCTACTAAACAATTAGGTGTAATTGCACAAGAATTAGAAGAAGTATTCCCTAATATGGTAGAAGTTTACAAGGAAAAAGATTCAGATGAAATTAGCAAATCCGTTAAATACTCTGTATTTGTACCGATGTTAATTAAAGCAGTTCAAGAATTAAAAGCAGAATTAGATACATTAAAAAACAAATAATATGGCATTTAACTGGGTAATATCTCAATTAGACTCTATTCCTTCACTTGACGGAATGGACAAAGTAATTTCTACAATTCATTGGAGAGCGCAAAAGCAATACGAAGAGGATGTGATTCACTTTACGGCTGACACTTACGGAGCTTTGGCAGTCGATGCACCACACGAAGCGAGCTTCACTCCTTACGATGATGTCACTAAAGAAATGGTCGAAGGATGGCTAGAGGCTGGGCTTGACTGCGAGGCAATCGATGCTAATTTGGATGCACAAATAGATAACTTTTTAAATCCTCCTATTGTAGCTTATCCTTTGCCTTGGTCGGATCCTGCAAAAATCTAGGACTTTTGCTATCTATTTATAGATTAATAAATTAAACAAACCAAACGATGAAATTAGATTTCAATTTTGACCTATTAGGGTTAGATGAGCAACCTATCGAGGGTGCAAATGCAGGTAAATTATTAGCTAATGCTTTAGCTCAGGGATCAAAAGGCGATGCCTTGAAGTTCTGGGACTGGGCGGTAAGCTTAAACAAGGGAGAAGTTCTTGACTTAGACTCGTCTGACCAGGAAACAATCAAAAATTTTATTAAGGATTCTGAAGGTTTCACGATTCTAGCAAAAGCGCAATTATTACAAGTTTTGAAAAAAGACTAATTAATGGAGATTAATGACATTCTTGGGCAATCTGTGACGGGCGCAATCGCGGCCTTCATTGGATGGCTGGTAGGTAGACGAAAAGAGCAGGCTGAAATCACAACAACTGAGCTGGACCAAACCACCAAAGCGATTGAAATCTGGAGACAGATGGCTCAAGAAATGTCAGACAAGGTAAAGGAACTAAGCGACAAAATCGACATCCTTACCGAAGAGGTTCACTCACTGAAATCCGAAAATTCAAATCTGAAAACCAAACTAGGCATAATTGATGAAAGTAACGAAAGCAAGCCAAAAAGGACTCGATCTAATAAAAAGATTTGAGGGGCTTAAATTAAAGCCATACAACTGCCCGGCTTCGATTCCAACAATTGGCTACGGCAATACTTATTATCCTTCAGGAGCCAAAGTCAAACTAACCGATCCGGCAATCACCAAAGAGAAAGCGGAGGAGCTTCTTAAATTCCTTCTAACATCCTATGAGAAAGGCGTCGATTCTTTCTGCCGGGATGACATTAGCCAAAATCAATTCGATGCGCTTACATCCTTCGCCTATAACGTAGGTGTGGGAAACTTGCAAAAGTCTACCTTGATCAAAAAAGTAAACAAAAACCCAAATGATCCTTCAATCAGGGCTGAGTTTATGAAGTGGAATAAGGGAGGCGGAAAGGTTTTACTTGGACTAACCAGGAGACGCCAGGCGGAGGCTGATCTATACTTCTCATAATCATGCAAAAATTCATCATTCTTTTGGCTTGTGTTGCATTTGTTTCATGCAAGTCTAATAAGTCAGTCACTGAGTATAAAGAAACGCTTAGAATCGACACAATAAAGTCGGAGAAAATTATAGAGAAGTTCAGAGCGGTCCATGACACTTTAGTGATCACAAATCCCTGCGATTCTTCTGGCTTACTATCGACGTTCTATTCACGCCTGGTCCTTCCAAATGGATCAGTGACAATCAAGTCCGACAAGGGGCAGATCAGAGCGACAATCGATATAGATTCTATACGCCAGGAGATCGAGAACATTTATCGGAACTCACAGAAGAAAACAATCGAATACAGAGACAGAGAAATAATTAAATACCGGGTTCCTACCTGGGTGGTAATGTTGCTATTTGGCCAGGCGATTATGTTAGTCGCATGGCTATACGTTAAATTTGGGCTTCGTGTATAAAATAGATATAGAACCGATCGAAAATCCTAGAAATCCTACCACGGAAACGCTTGATAAAATGATTGAAGTCATGGAGTCAATAGAGCACATTGATGACGCTGGCTTCGTGCTTCGAATGAAGCTATTAAATAACATTGAGTTCCTTGTGGACCAGCTAATGGAAGAATATGAGCAAAGACAACGCTAAGGCGGAGGCAATTAAAAAGCATTTCTACTCGACTAATATGACTCGAGCAGATTTCGAAAGGGAAAACTGGGAGAATTACGGATACGCAGATTTAGCTTCCTTCCATCGGCAGATGACTAGATACGGAATCTCTGTAAAGGATCGATCTCAATACTTTAAAAAGACCAGACCAAGCGCGAAGATAGAGTCATTTAACTTAGACGAGGTGGACAGCTTTGGAATAGAGCCAGGCATCGGAAAGGAATACACCAGTGCGCGCCTTCCTGAGCATTTAAAAAAGATTGGAATACTATCTGACATTCACGTTCCTTTTCATTCCTTAGAAGCGCTTACCTGCGCTATAAAGTACCTAAGAGAGCAAGAGATAGACTGCCTTTATTTGAACGGAGATACCTTCGATTTCTATTCGATCTCCAGGCATGAGAAGGAGAAGGACCTCAGAGACTTTCCGCGAGAGATTGAGATGGCTAGAAACTTCCTTCAGAAGCTTCGCGATATATTCCCCACGATACCGATCTACTTCAAGGCCGGCAATCATGAGAATCGCTTCCAGCGCTATCTGTTTAGCCAGGCTGAAGAGTTCGCTGGCCTCCACGAATTGCAGTTTGACAAGTTCTTCAGGATGGATCACTTAAAAATCGAGTGGATTGAGGATTGGCAAGGCATGGAAATGGGCGATTTGTTAGTCTGTCATGGTCATGAGATCATGGCAGGAGGAATGAATCCTTCGCAAACGACGTTCAATAAGACCTTCTGTAATACTTTGATCGGTCACGTCCATAGAACTACCAGCACAATCAAGAAGAATGGCTTTAAAAAGTTCATTCATTCCTATTCTACCGGGTGCCTGACTCACTTATCGCCTAAATACTATCCGTTCGCACAACACAATCACGGCTTTGCATTGGTAGAAATCAAAGACGGATTGTCAAAAGTTCAAAATCTTATGATAAAAGACGGGAAAATAGTGTAGATTTGTAATGTAATTAATTGTTTTCATAGTGTTTTTATAGGTTTAGATGATTAATGAAAAGCCCTGGGATAATGTCTCCGGGCTTTTTTGTTACCGTTAAATAAATAATTCACTAAATAATAAAAATAAATTTAAAATAATTTTTTAATCTAAAATCTTTGTGTACCTTTGACATATCGAAGCAACGGTGCTGAGATATAATCATCTAAAAAAATGAGAGAATCACTTAAAAATCTAACGCGTAGCGAAGTAGCTGAGGCAACTGTATGGACCTTAGTTATAATCGGCATCTTATCAATTATCACAATCATTTCAAACCTTTAATTTTTATTATCATGTCTACCAAAACACAGATTATCGCCTCTTCGACTGGAGGCTCAAACTACGAGCCGATCCAGGCCGGTACTTACGTCGCACGATGCTATTCCATGATTCACATGGGAACAGTAAAAGAGTCCTACATGGGCGAAGAGAAGTTCGTTAATAAAGTGCGCCTTACCTTCGAGCTTCCAACTGAACTAAAAGTATTTAAGGAGGAGAACGGAGAACAGCCTCAAGTAATTTCGAAAGAATTTACTTTGTCACTAGGTGAGAAGTCAAACCTTCGCGCTTTCTTAAACTCCTGGAGAGGCAAGGCGCTAACAGAAGAGGAATGCAAGGCGTTCGATATTACGGTCCTAGCTGGCAAGGCTTGCACCTTGTCGATCATTCATAAGACTTCTAAGGTAAGCGGTAAGGTTTACGCTGAGATCGGATCCATTGGTGGCGTCATGAAAGGCATGGAAGTGCCTGCTTTGATGAATCCTCAAATGGTTTTTTCAGTTAGTAACTTTGACCAGGTGGCTTTTGATTCATTCCCTGATTTCATCAAGGAGAAGATTGAATCATCAAATGAATACAAGGCACTAAAGCAAAACGCTAAGCCAACAGCCACAGCTGTGGAGGAGCCAATTATGGAAGTGGAGGAGGACGATCTGCCATGGTAGTCGAGACATACCCTCAGGTTCTTCGATTAGATATGAAGAGCCAATTCGGAAACTACTTCACAGTTATAGAGCGATTCGCTTCGAGTGAAGAATACCTCAAATATGTGGACTGGCAAATGATGTCAGGATACAAAGTAATTGGATCAACTCCATACGAAAAATTAAAGCAGAATCAAGATGATCAGGATTAAGAAAATGAATGTATACCAGCAATGTGCTGAGCGCCTAAATGCTAAGGGGATTAAACCCTTTAGCGCTAGGGAGTGGAACATAGGAATAGTCCAGCAGACTGTCTATGGAAAGTTAAATTATCCAGAAGTTTTAGAGGAAATTAAATCGATTTATAATGAGCACGGAATTAAAATTTAAAGAAGGACAGATAGTCTGGGTGCGAGATTCAGAATATCATGAATGGGCGATTAGTCATTTCATAATGCTAAACCCTGATTTGAATTACAAGTATTTTTGTAGCAATACAAACGATCCGGAAAGAATGGAAGCTTGGATTTATATAACGACAGAGAATCCCTATGAAAACAGAGAAGATTAAATTTAACGACTGGATGGATCACATAGCTAACCAGCTCCAGGCAGACTACCGAAAACTTTACTATTCATCTAAATATCAAAACGATGCTAACATTTCAACAGTATCACGAGCGCAATCCTCAGATATACGAAGAGTTCAAGCGCTTCGCATTTTTGCTGATCAATAGAGGCCACAAGAAAATAGGATCTAAGCAAGTATTCGAGCGGATCCGCTGGGAGTCAATGATCGAAAAGACTGAACGCTACAAGGTTAATAATAATTTTACTGTAGACTATGCCTACAAATTCGAATCAGACTTCCCTTACCTAGAAGGAATTTTTTACCACAGAGCTAGGAGAATAAAAAATTAATTAAATTTGTAAACCAGGGCTAGTCACAAAGGCTAGCCCACATCTAACCAAGTAATGACAAGAAAACAATTTGCAAGCACTCTAGTGAAGCGTTTCCAGGAAGCGCATCCACAGATCAAGAAAAACAAAGAGGAGGCCATTGCCTCAGCTATCCTAGGCGCGGAGATTGTCATGGAAGCGATACACGCTGGAGACTTAGACCTCAGCTATTGGGCAGAATTAAGAGAGGACATAATCAATCTATAAGCCATGACACCACAACAGAAAGCAGACCAGCTAATTAGGAAGTATACATTGGATTTTACAATGGACTTTGACCAGACAAGACTTTGCGCTTGTTTATGTATTGATGAAATACTTAATTTCATGTCTCCAAATGTTAATAGCAAACAAGCCTTTGATTATTGGCATGAAGTCCGGGATATTATAATGGATATGAGAAGCGGAAGACACGAAGCAAGAGCAGACAGATTTAACGAAGACCTATATTAACATGACACCGAAAGAAAAAGCAAAGGACCTAGTCCGCAGATTTTACCAGGCTACCGGAGATTTTGACATCGCTAAGCAGTGCGCCGGGATTGCAGTATTTGAAATCATAGATGAGAAAACTGACTACGAGGAAGATTCTGCCTATTGGCAGGAGGTACGCTTTGAAGTCTATGCCCTAGGAATGATATGACAGCGAAGGAGAAAGCAGAAGATATAATCGACTATATTGCAGGCACACACCTCAAGCAATACGGTAAGATCCACATGAAGAGCGTCCTAGAGGAGGCATTAGAAAACTCCAGGCTGATCATTAAAAACAGAATAATCGACGGTCTAGATTGCACCTATTGGCGCGAGGTGGTTAGTCACATAAAAGAAAGACAATGACACTAGAAGACAGATGCTTTCTTGCAGTGGTGAACGTACAAATAGCGCACCGTAAAATCGATCTAAATGAATACAGCCAGATCATGAAGTACTATAATCCAGACGTCAAAGCGTTCGATTTGATTCTTGATAAGATCAGTGAAGCTGAGGCGGAGATCATGAGGCTAGAAAATCTTTTAAATGATTTGTAGGATGTCACAGATTTAGATATATTTGTGACACAACAAGCCAAGAGGGTAGGAGTTCTTGGGTTGTTTACCGGTTTAAAAACCAGAGCCAGATTTGCACTCCTACGCAGACTGGCTTTTTTTTATTTTAAAATGAAATACTTTTTACATGATTCCAACTCATTCAATGATGAGAAGATCACAGAGCTTTATCTCGAGTTTGGATACGAAGGTCTTGGATTATTTTACACGATCCTAGAGAAGCTAGCTTTGCAAGAGAAACCAATCAAGACTAACATCCTAAAGCACCAGCTAAACGTAGGTAAAAAACTAGAAAAATGCTGGTCATTTATGGAGCAAATAGATTTGATTTCTTCGAATAATGGTGAGACTTTTAACAAACAATTGCTAAACTTTAGTGAAAAGTATCAAATTAAAAAAGAAAAAAATGCAAAACGAATTTTAGAATGGCGTGAAAATCAGCAACTTAGCGAAAATGTAACGCGTTCGGAACACGTTCGTAACACTCCTAAAGTAAAGGAAAGTAAAGTAAATGAAATAAAATACAAAGATGAGTTTGAAATTTTCTGGAATGAGTATAACAAGAAAGTGGATAGAGCAAAGACTGAAAAGGTCTGGAGTAAATTGACAGATCAGGAGGTTCAGAAGATTCTAGCGAACGTAAAGTTCTACGTCCAAGCAAATCCAGACTTGCAGTATAGAAAGAATCCCCTGACCTATCTTAATGGCAAATGTTTCAATGATGAAATACAAAATTTGAAAAGTCCAGTTAATCAATTAGCTTTGAACGACAAACCTATAATACCAAACGAATGGCAATAAAACTTAATCTAAATGATGTGCACCTGGAGCGTGACATCGTCTCACACTTACTAGCTTATCCTCACCTATTTAGTGAAGCTAATAAATTAGTCAGTGAAGAATCTTTCACAGACGCTTTATTTAAGGCGTCATTTCTTGCATTTAAGGAACTATCCCTAGAAGATAAGAGAATCACTAGGGCGGATATATTTAGAGTCCTTAAAAGCAAAGAAAAAGAAAAAGGAATTTCGGCTGAATTGGTCCTGAAACTAATGCCTGACCGATTGATTAACCTAGAAGAATCCTGCTATCAGCTAAAAGAGACAGAAGGAAAGAGAAGATTCCACGATTTAGCCTTCAAGATTCAGACTGCAATCCTGGATAACAAGGAAGTCTCTGACTTGCAGACGATAATTACCAAGGAGATGGATAGCTTAGAGCGATCAATCGAATCCTCTGAGGTGTTTGACATTGCCTCAGTTTATGATCATGTCATCGATAAGCTAGAAGCTAACGCTGGGAAGATTAAGTTCTCAGGTATCGACACCGGATCTAGGGATTTGAACTATATCCTAGGAGGATTCCAGGAAGGAATGACGGTAATCGCTGGGCGTCCAGGTATGGGCAAGACTATCGCAGGACTTCAACACGCTAAGAGTGCAGCGAAATCAGGCAAGCGAGTTCTATTCCTTTCACTAGAGATGCCTAAAGAGTCGCTAATGTTTCGACTTATTAGCTCAGAGAATCACGACTACAAATACAGTGATCTAAAAGCTAACCGAGTGAAGCCAGATGACATTCTAAAAATCAGGAACTCAAACGCTTCGATCCTTAAATCGCTTCCGATCTTCTTCTATGACTCTGATAATAGAGACATAAACTATCTGTCCATGATTCTGACATCTGAAGCCAAACGGAATAAGATTGACATCGTAGTCATCGACTATCTGCAACTAATTAGAGACAATCAGCTAAAGGACCAGTCAGACTTTGCTCAGGTTTCTTCTGTATCCAATAAGATTCAGAAGCTAACCAGGAAGCTGAAGATTCCGATCATCGCTTTGTCTCAGTTATCTAGAGGAATCGAGGGAAGGTCCTCAAGACTTCCACAGCTATCAGATATTAGAAGCTCTGGGAATGTCGAGCAGGATGCCATTGCTGTGATCGGTTTATATCGCGACGATTACTACAAGTACACAGACGCCAGGGCTAACAATACAGCCAAAGGACCGGACGATAATATCCTAAACTATGTGATCCTTAAAAACAGAGATGGGGAGACTTGCACTATTGATCGCTATGTGGATGTGACTACCAATCGAATCGCTGATTCTTATGATGAGCTTAGGGCTTATCAGAATCTAGGATTAAATTCTGGAGACGAAGCACTAAAGCAATTAAAGAATTTATTTGAAGAAGCTAAATTTTAACTAATGAAAACAATAAACTCACTAAGCGGAGGCAAAACATCAAGCTATCTAGCAAAGCACTTTCCTGCCGATTACAATATCTTCTCATTGGTTAGAATCGAGGACAGAAGATGCACTCCTAAAGATGAAAAGCTAGTTCAGTTTATTTCAGATAAAATCGGTCAGGAGTTTATTGCGACAGCTGAATCAGATATTACGCTAAAGGCGGTTATTGATTTAGAACAATTAATCGGGCAAGAGATAATCTGGGTAACCGGAAGAACATTTGAGCAGGTTAATCGCAAAGCAACTGGAGGCAAAGGATTGCCTAATCAGCAATGGAGATTTTGCACTACCGAGATGAAGATGAGACCGATTTGGGATTGGTGGTTTAAGAATATAAACGAGAAGGTTAAGATGGGTATCGGGTTTAGATACGATGAGATGGAAAGAGCTGATCGCTTATCTACTACATTTAAGGGAATCGTAGGACAATCTGCAAACGGAAGGAATAAATGGGATGAAATAGAATGGCGAGAAGGTTATTTCCCTTTGATTGAAAATAGAATCACTCACTACGATGTTAAGAAGTGGGCAGATTCAACTCCTTTGATTTTTCCAGCAGACTCCAACTGTGTAGGATGCTTTCACAAACCAATGCAACAGCTTAGAAAAAACTGGGATTTAGAGCCTGAGAAGATGCAGTGGTTCGCTGAGCAGGAATCCAAAACAAAGAAGTGGAAAAAAGAAGGCACCTACTTCCAATTTAAGGAGATAGGCTTGCAGATGGATTTCCATTTTGGAACCGGATCAGGATGTCAAGCAGGATTTTGCACAGACTAAAAAAAATAAAATGATAACTATAAAAGGCCAGGTGCCTAGCAAGTCAAACGGATACCGAATAGGAGGCAATCGCCTTTATAAGACTGTCGATCTTAAGAGCTACGAAGTGAGCTTTGAGTGGCAGATTAGAAAGCACAAAGGCGAAACGATTAGCGTTCCATTTGAAATCTGGATTGATGTATACTTCCAGTCTAATCGATCTGACCTGGACAATTCGGCAAAGGTAATCCTGGACTGCCTCCAGAATTGTGGCATGATTCAAAACGATCGACTGTGCTCTGTGCTGGTCATGAGAAAGCACATCGATAAGATGGATCCTAGAATTGAGTTTGAGATAAAAAAAATAAATGAAAAATAAAATGAAAAATAAACAAACAGCAGTACAATGGCTAATTGAAGAAATAGGAGAATATTTTCCACACGAAATTGGAGGCATACATTTTATGATTGAAAAAGCCAAACAAATGGAAAAGGAGCAGATAATTGATGCTTATAATTATGGATACTTAGACTATCAGATACTTGCTCACGATAACGCCGAAGAATACTATGAGCAAAAATTTGGACACTAATAAAAATCTGCCGGACAATTATAAGCAGTGCATCGCTTGGATCGAGTCAGAATTGACACGAGAGACACGATCTATCCTATTGCCTGGTGTTCGTATCAGTGACGTAAATCATTCGCTTAGAATCAATCTATTGAGAATTTTAAACAACCACGGGGCGGAGCGAAGAGCAGCGTTCCTGAGGACCAAAAGAATAAAGGACTATCTAAATAAAAACAAATGAAAATAATACATCTAAAAAATGAAACTTACCAGGTGGTAAACGAAACAGAAGAATCTGTTTTATTTCAAGGTACTTTGACAGAGTGTCAATTATACACAATGAAAGACAATCCTTTTTTACTAGAATTTCTAAAACTATTTAACTCATGAAAAAGCTAAAAGAAAAAGAAACGATCATAATCTACGCTGGACTAATCAACGCGCTGATTGATCACATCGAGGCAGACTTTCGTCCTTCGATATTTAATCGCCAATCGCTTAAGATGAAATCCAATAGCGTACTGGATGAACTGCTCAAGCTAGAGCAGGAGATCTACAAGGGCGATCCGACTGGAGAGGTCACTGATCAGTACTTGGATGCCGGCAAGCTCATGCTGTTGTTCTTCCGCTTAGGCATGGAGATGACTGAAATGACAGAGACTAAGAGCGAAGGGCTTAACACTCAGCTGAATATATTACTAAAAAACTACGGTGTAAATTTGGAATTTTAAAAAAGATTTTTTAAGCTTTGCATAACCAAACAAAATGAAAATGAATAGTAACGCTGAACAAGTGGTCAAGCCTGATCACTATCAAGGAAAGGGAGGACTCCAGGCGATCGATGTGATCGAGGCTTTTGGGCTTGGGTTCTCCCTAGGTAACGTCGTAAAATATGTCTTAAGAGCAGGCAAGAAAGATGATCGCCTTAAGGACCTAGAGAAAGCAATGGAATACTTGAAATTCGAAATCGAGAATACAAAGCGAATCGTCAAGGAAGTCGAAGCTTACATCGCTAATCTACCAGAAGATTTATAGTGAAGAGCAGAAACGAGATAATCGAGGAGCTTTACCTTTCCAAGGATATAAGCCAGGCGCTTCGCAAGATGCAACCGGCTAGCCTCCGCGACGATCTTAGGCAAGAGATGTTTATCTCACTTTGCACTCTAAGCGATGAGAAATTCTGGAACCTTCACGAGAATAACGCGCTGAAGTTTTACCTGGTCAGAGCCATGTTAAACATGATCAGAAGCACCGGGATGAATCAGCCATTCTTCAGAAACTTCAGAGCTAAGTTCGAGTCGATTGAGGAGATCGAAAACCTAGAGGATCACATTGACAACTCGAAGGACCAGAAGGAGATTCTCTTTGATTTGCTAGATAGTAAAAGGAAGACGCTGTGCTGGTATGAGGACAGACTTCTGGATCAATACGTTGAATCAGGATTTAATCAGATGGACGTCCACAGAAAAACAAAGATACCGTATCCGTCGATCGTTAAAACTATCGCTTTAATCAAAAAGAAACTCAAGGATGAATAAGAAGCCTGACGAATTTGCAAAGGATTTATTTAATAATTGCCTTTACTTTACCGGATCAAAACTAATGGCGCGAGAGTGCGCTCTGTATATCTGTACAAAGTTTATCGAATATCACCAAAGGATGGACGATAAGTGCTATCACCTGGAGGTGCAAGAAGCCCTCTACAAAATTGAAATCGTATGAAGTTAATCGTAGAAGCTGGAGAGTACGAAGCAGATTCTTTGTTCTCCTTAATTATTGAGGTTCTAAAACATAGAACCTGGCATTTGTTCAATCATGGCAAATGGATGGACTAATGATACAGCTATTAGCCTCTGTCGCTTTTGTCACGTTCTTCCAGATGAACAATCTGCACCACAGCCTCAGCCTAAACTTTAAGCCATTCAACTGCGCGCCATGTCTAGGATTCTGGACTGCGCTAGCATTGATCTGGGCGCCAGTGGAACTCTGTGAGGTTATAGCTATCACGTTCGGGGCAGGTGTGAAGTGCGCCATTATTTACAGACTATTAATGAAATTATAATGACAGACCAAGATATCAAATTCATCCAAGACAATATCATCAACTTCGAAACAGTAGCACTAGGTTATACTAGAAATTTGGAGCACGGAATACTTGATGAGTACACACGAATATATCAGAGATCACTAGACGCTGGATTTCACTTAAACGCTTTCTGTGGCGCTTGTGTCTTTGATATGCTTAAGAGATTAAAGCATCACTATGAGAATGTCATCTCAGCTAAGCAAGCGGAGGCAGTAAACCAAACTAACCAAACAAATGACAAAATCCAAGCTAAGAATCCTCGCGGTAGGAAGTCAAAATAGTGGCGTAACCTACCACAGACTGGCGCTTCCTTTGTCGATCATGGAAAAGGAATACTGCCTGATCACTGACACGATTACAGAGGACCTATTGAAAGAAAAGAATTTTAATGTGGTAGTGGTTAATCGGTTCCTAGAATCCACGCCTTTGCTTCAGCTTCTAGAATGGCGCCAGAAGTTTGGCTTTAAATTGGTGGTAGACATTGACGATTATTGGAGTCTATTCGATAAGCACCTAAGCGCTGCAACCTATAGACGCCTTGGGATCACTAGGATTATAAAGGATTACATCCGATACGCTGACCTAGTAACCACGACACACAATCGACTTTATTTAGAAATAATCCAAATTAATAAAAACTGTGAAATCCTGCCTAACGGCCTGCCATTTGACAAGGACCAATTCACAGCAATCAAGAAGGAGAATGACAGAGTGACAATAGCTCACACCGGATCGATCACTCACTATCCAGACATTCAGCAATTAAAGAGACCGATTGAGGAGCTAGCAAAGTCTAGGGTATTTAGAGAAAATACTAGGATGCTTCTGTGCGGTTGGAATGAGTTTAATAAATGGCACTGGAATCAGATGGGAAATCTATACACTGCTAATGAGAAGCTTGAATATAAAATCATTGAATCCTTGCCGGTGGATCTTTACATGAATTTCTACCTTGAGGCTGACATGCTTTTGGTTCCATTATTGGATAACAAATTCAACAGACTTAAATCAAACCTAAAGGCACTAGAAGCAGGGGCGAAGAACATTCCTATCCTAACCTACAAGCGCGCACCTTATGATGACATTCCGACGATCTTCGAAGTGGATAACTGGGAGCGTGACATTAAACGAATGGCATTCAGTAAGCAGATGCGCGATGACTTTGGCTATCGTAATGGGGAGTATGTCCGAGAGCATTACGATATTTTTAAAATTAATACTCAGCGCTTCGCTATTTATAGTAAACTAATCGAATAATATGCCGGTCATTAAATGCAGTAATTCAAAATACAGAATAGGATCAGGTGCTTGCATCTACGATACTGAAGAGAAAGCAATCGAAGTCTATCAGGCTATTCTAGCCGGTGGCGCTTTTGCTGAATCGTTTAATGACTATCCAGAGAGCGCGACTAACAACGCCAAGCGCGCACTTAAGTACGCTGAGGAAAATGGCTGGGGATCCTGCGGAACTCCGGTAGGAAAAATTCGTGCTAATCAGCTAGCTAACAAGGAGCCAATATCACGCGATACTATTGCAAGAATGGCAAGCTTCAAAAGACACCAGCAGAACAAAGACGTTCCCTATGGCGAAGGCTGTGGTGGTTTAATGTGGGATGCCTGGGGAGGAACAGAAGGGATAGAGTGGGCGATTAGAAAATTAGAACAGATAGATAATGCAAGCAACGGCTAAAGAGTTTTTTGATCATGAAATCAGCATAGGAGTAACTCCTGAGAATCCTGAATACTGGAATCTCATGAAGTCTACGGCTGAAATCATTGAGCAATACGATCCTAAGAGCGTCATCGAGATTGGGGCAGGAATGGGAACGCTAGGCGAATGCTTATCGAAGCTCAAAATAAAGTATTACGGCATTGAGCCAAATAGGTATCACAAAGCTTTTGCTAAAAAGAGGGGGCAATTATTGCACGGTTTAAAGAATTATCCAAACCAATGCGATCTAATTGTGACGATCGAGGTGTTTGAACACCTAACAGATGAGCAGATTAATGACTATTTAGAGAACATCGAGGCTAAATATCTGCTACTTTCATCGACTCCTTACACAACCACACTAGAGTTCGATGCATGGTGGGGGCACATCAACATAAAATCGACTGATCAATGGATCGAATTTATGGCAGAATATGGATATAGCTTAGAAAAACGCCTGACAATACCTACAGATTGGAGTTTATTATTCAAGAAATGAAAGAGAAAAAACCAGTGAAAGCTAAGAAGCCAGTCGAGAAGATCAGGGATTCTGATTTAATCATGGAGTGGGCGAATAAATATATCGACTATTGCCTAGATTCTACTAAGGAAGTCGCAACTGGTGCAGGAGTTCGTATCATTAGAGAGCGACACCTGCCGACTATTAGCTACTTTCTTTTGATATGGCTACCTAGACAAGGTGCAGAATTTTACAAGCGCTCTAATTGGTACAATGTACTAGCTAAATCAGAGCATCCTTTGCACAAGGAGGTCAAAGAGATAGACGAAATGTTTCGCGCTCTAGCGGCCGATATTGTAGCCAATGAAGGAAAGGGTATCTTCTACGCTAAGAATCTTTTAGGGTGGACGGATCGAGCTAAGAACGAAGAAAAACAAGAAGTAATAATCAGCTTTGCAAACGAAGATCACACTTCCTAGACCACACACTAACCAAGCGAAGGTCTTAAGTTCAAAAGCAAGGTTCAAGGTGTTAATGTCAGGCAGACGCTGGGGGAAGTCCTTGATCTGTCAAGTAATCACTTGCCTGGAATCCATGC